AGATTCTCTTTCATTTCAACCGCCTGTGGATCATCTGAAAGAGATAATCTAGTATACATCACTTTCTGCTTTTCAAGCAAGAGTTCAAGTTTCTCAATGTGTTCCAGTTTAGTCTCACGGGGCATCATACCGAAAGTTAGAATGCTTCCGTAGATTTCTTCTTGTAACTTATTAATTTCCTTCAGTTCGTCTTGAATAATATTGGATTTAAAAAAGTTACTCATCTAAAATTTCCCGTAAATGTTTCTTATACTGAGACACATCCGTATTTATGAACGGCATATATTTTCTAATTTTCAAACTGACGGTTTCCCACACTGGATCCGTAAATTTTAAGTCAAAATCCCGCACAAAAGAAAAAATTTGCTCATAAATCACAAGAGTCTCAATATACAATTCTCCACTCAGATATTTTCTGAGTACTAATGGATGTCCCTTAGAACAATCAAAAACCTTTTCTATGTCTTCACTTGAGAAGAGATTTCTAGATTGTTCCTTAAACAAATAAGATAAACTTTGTTTTCGTTTTAACCACTCCTTGTATGTTTTTTCTCCTGAATTTATAATCTCACCAATCCATAAAGTTTGAGGATTATAAGATAGTGCAAAATTAGATACAAAAATTTCTAAAATTTCTTGATCCGAATACTTACGAGACATTTTTTCATACCAATATCGGTCTTTCCGTTTATTGAATGCCTCTATTTTTGCATTAGATCTTCCGTCATATTTAAAATAATTATATTTTGGTCTGCAAAAATGATTTTTAATACACAAATATTTGCAATAGGTTTCAAAAGGACTCATTAAAATAAAGATTTTGCATTTGATGTTCTCTTAATGAAATTCAATTTTATTGCATCATATTTAAGTTTTTCTTTAAGAGTTTTTGATATGAGTTTTGTAACTGATTCAATTTCAATATTGTTAGTTTCACAAAACATGACAATTGCATCAATATAATTACATTGATTTGTGATTACAATATTTTCTATTTCTAAAGCAAACTTGGAAGGAGTTAAAAATTTATTCTCTATTGCCTGTTCGACTTCTTTATTTGCTGGAATCATATATTCAATTTTTAGATCTAAAATACTATGTAGTATATTTGTCATTTGTCAATAATAGAGTCAAGTTTTTCTGTAACATATTTTTCAATATATTTTACCACAAGATTCATATATTTTTCAAGATCTCTTTCTTCATATACAACGCATTCACCATTTTCACAGGTCATAATGATTACGAGTTTTTTGACTCGTCTTCCTGTCATTTCATAGTATGCCATTCCATAAAACATTGCCTGAACAAAATAGTGTTCAATCCATTCCAAAGGTTTGGGTTTTTCTGCTGTTTTAAAGTCAATTACGGCAAGTTCTTCATCATGTTCTGCAATGCAATCGGTTGTACCAGCAACTCCGAGAATCTTACTATAGACAGATCCCTCAAGGCAATGAATATTGTTAATTCGATCGAGTTCTTTCTTGGCAATCTTAAAAAGATATGTTGAAAGAGGTTGGACTTGAGGTAAATCTTTATTAAGAAGATAATTTTCAATCAGAGTATGAGTATCAGTACCTCGACTTGTTGCTCTCTGCGTAATTTGATTCGCCTTTTCTTCTCCGACTCTTTTACGCCATTTGACAAAAATATGTTTATTATAATGACTAATTACGGATGTAATGGAGACCAATTTTTTAAAAATATCTCCATCCTGAACCTTATAATAACGAGTATTATCAATATTTACTCTTTCGAGTAATGGAAGATCTATTTTAACAAAATTAAATTTTTGAACTTGTTTTTGTTTGATCTCATTATATTTTTCAATTAGGGGATTTGACATTCTTATAATCCAAGTGATTTTTTAGCAATTACAAATTCTTTAACTAATGGTGAGCGACATATATCATCTATACCAAATTCAATCTTTTCAAAAGAAGGCATTGCCTCAATTACACGAATAAAATCAATAATTCCTGTTTTTTCATTTGTTTTTGTAAGATCACTTTGTTCGATATCACCAGCAAACATAATTTTTGTATCTTCACCACATCTAGATATTACAGAAAAACTTTCATGTGCAGAACAATTCTGTGCTTCATCTACAATAATAATACAATTATCTAAAGTTACACCACGAATAAAAGAAGTACACCAAAATGAAATTGTATTTTGAGATTTTAGATTACCATAAAGCATTTCAAAGTCAGCATCAGAAGGCATCTGGAACATGTATTTTACCATATTCTTATATGGTATTTCAAAAAGTGTTTTTTTCTGATCCTCGTCCCCCGGCATGAATCCGATTTCTCTTGTTTGAACTAAACTCCTTACAATATAAATTTTTTCATATGGAGTTCTTTCGTCTAAAACATCTCTTAATGCCTTATAAAGAAGGCAAAATGTTTTTCCAGATCCTGGAACACCATGTGCAAAAATATTTTTACCATCATCATAATATTGATATAAAAGTTTTTGATTTTCTGTAATAGGTTCAATATCTAAAAGATATTCTAAACTAATGGGTTTTCTACGCTTCATTTGGCGAGTAGTAAGACCAACACCGATTGGTTGATCTGCTCTTTTATTTCTTCTTGTCATATTAGAGTTTCTTTACAGTTGATTTTGGTGCTTTACTTGCACGATCCAATACAGTATTCCAATCGGGGTGCTTATTGATCAATTTATTTTTCCAATCACCCACCTCACCAACATTCATTTGTGTTGGAATAAGCGGTTTAAGATGTGGATTTTCTTTGAGATATGGATCTTTTTCTGCCATATACATCCATTTCTCAAAGATTTCACCAGTTTCTGTATTTTCAAATCTATAAGTCGGGCACATAAGTTATGAATTCAAGATATTTTATTTAGACCCATTCAAGTGCTTCTGCTACTGATGGGAATTGTTCTTTAAAAACTTCCTTACAAGCAAGTGCAATATCCATATGCTCTTTTTGAGTTCCATTTGCGGAACGCAGATTGATATAATGAATCCAACTTCGACAAGAACCCGTCATATAGATGCGTGTGGGCGTCGCCAAGGGCAGTACAAACCTTGCACACTCCTTTGCTACCTCTGCATATAGAAGTTCCTTGTAGAGTTCCATACCCGCCTTAAAATGATTGTTGATCTTTAACAATAGATCTGCTCTAAGTTCTTCAGAAAGATCATCAATAGAGTTCTGACGATTCTTCGTATCTTGACGGCGAAGTTCTGGTACAGGAATTTCTTCTCCTAACAAAGATGAATCTGCATAACGCTGTGAAAACTCTTGGAATGTGAATGATCTATGGCGAAGAATCTGAGCAGCAATACCGCGATTTGTTTCAATCTCAAGACTCATCGTTGATTGTTCAAATACACTCCAATGATTATGTTTGATACAATAACGCAAAAGTCCAGCATAATTCTCATTTTCCTGATTTGATGGATTTGAGACACGGGCAATATACGCCATTGTCTTTTCTGCATCAGGAGTTACACTAATCAATCGTACAGTCATTTCTTTCCAAATCCTTTTGATGTTTTTGCTTCGAGTTCTACGAGTTCTTCTTTGAGTTCTCGTAATTGTTTTTTCATCTCTATAATTTTTTCTTCGGTATAGAGATGTTCTTGCTTTACAAGTCGTTCAAGTAATTTTACAAGTTTTCGTGCTCTATTAGTCATCTAAATCACTATCCTCAAAAATTTCGTCATAATCCAGAATTTGCCTTCTTGTCATTGATTCTTTGGGTTTATATGCAGGAATATCAGAATAGATTTCTGCCTTTAAAGAATCTACCAACAATTCTAGATTACGAACAATCAGTTTTAGTTTGTCTTTATCCATACCTCATAGATCGTTTCTCTTATTTTATCTAAAAGAACTCAAAGTGTCAAGAGCGACCCTGTGGACAAAAAAATACCCCGAATTTTTTTCGGGGTCACAGGGAAATCACTTTCGCTTTTTCTTTTCTGGAGATTTATAACCCCAGAGTTTTGGATTGACTCGACCATATCCGAATTCAATACTCTTCAGATTTTCACGAAACTTATCCCAGTACATATCAAACAATTTGATTCTTCCGCCACGAGTAAGATCAAAACAAATCTTATTCTCCACCATATACTTTATAATATAAGCATCATTGGGAGCATCCTTTGTACAGACTTCGGCATAAGAACCATCTTGAATCAGTATCTCACAACCATATCGTGATTTACAGGTTTCCTTTTCTGCGGGTGTCCAAGAGTCCATATGCTTTTCCGTATTTTGTACCCTCTCAACAACATCACCAATTTTACTCACGAACGACCTCCCCATTGAATATCAGGATATGCTTCGGAAACAATTTCCTTTGTAATCTTATATTTTTCATCAAGTTTTTTGTCCTTTACCAGGCAAAGAATTTCTGCCTCAAGTGGATGAAGACCCTGAAGAATGTTAATAAACATAGTCTCTCTACGAAGAGAACTTAGACCATCGTTGCCACCCTTTACAAAGTTGTAAAACTTTTGATATTCTTTACGAATTGAAGAAAATCCCTGATCCTGTGATCCAAGAGAGTTACTTCCAACCTCGTTCATTTTAACCACAGCATCTTCAATTTTTTCGCTGATGGTTCCACTAAAAGAATTCTGTTCTCCAACACTAGCATAAGGAACTTCTCCAGGAGGAAGAACAGAAACTACACTCTCATCAAAATTCCAGATAAAAATTGACTTAAGTGATGGATCTTCATATTTTTTAAGAACTTCAACTTTTTTTGCATTTGTTCTTTGCTTGGATGCAAGTTGAAGAATCTCAAAAATAAATGGATTTGCTGGCAGATCTGGAATTGGAGTTTCTTTTGCCTTGACCGCAACTGTCTTTGGTTTAGTCGTGGTCTTTTTTTGAATTGTCGTACTCATAAAAATCAAAATCTAGTATCATTTGTAATATTTAGTTAGTCGTCTTCTTCTTCATCCAGATCTTCGTCAAGAAAGTAATCTGGATTAAAACTTACCGCAACAACTTCATCGGCAATTACATTACCTTTATCATCAAAAAATTCCGGATGAAGTTTAGGTCTGTCCTGATAGTTCATCATATACTCTCGGGCAACCCAACCTACCACAAGTCCCACAATAAGAAACAAAATGGTTAAGAAAGAACCAAAAACTAAACTAGTTGCTAACATTTCTTTTTCTCCGGGAAACTACTTTTTTCTTCCTTGATATAAAGGAAAATTCAAAATAGATAGTGACTTCCCGATTCAGAAAGCAAACTATCTTTTCAAAAATAATATGAAACGGTTGAGTTTGCTTTTTTCCCCCTTTGTATAAAAGAACTTCAACGCCACGATTTCTGTGGTTAGAGTTATTTATGGTTTTATCAGACAATTTGTTTTTCTTTTAAAAATTTAACTGTATCAGTACATCCACCTAATTTTTGATCTCCACAAATAACCTGTGGAAATGTGGATCCTTCACCAAATTCGGCATAAAATTCTTCTTTGGTAAAGTGTTCATCAAGATTATACACCACAAAGTTGCTTCCTGTCAACTCCAATACTTTTTTGACTTTATAGCAAAAAGGACAATTTTCTTTTGAATAAACTGTAAAATTCATAATTCATTAAGATTTATAATAATTTATATAAGAAAAAAGGAGGGTAAATCCCTCCTTATTATACCACCAACTTATCTCTCCACACCACTGAAGAGAGTCTTCAATCCAAAAGTCACAAGGATATTGAAGACTTGGATATTATAAAGGACTTTGGGTTAGGTGTCAAGCAGATTGTAGATTGGCAATGTGCTCTTCACAGTAGGTGATGTCCGATTCAATGATAGAGATTTGCTCTTGAATCTGAGTATACTCTTCTGTGCCTTCTTCAAGATTGGTTAATTGACTTTGAAGTTGAGTAAGAGATTCCTGATTTTGTTGAATTCTATTTTGATGCTGCTCAATATCCCACTCTACAGTGTAGGGAGGTGGAACTGGATGAGTAATAGTTGCCTCAATCTCAAAACTTCCACCCTTCTCATCAATAAGTGCCTGGACTTCTTCTAAACTATATCCAGTTTGATTATTAGTATCTGCTGTTAGATAGTAAAGATGGTCTAAACATAAAGTCAGTGTTGTAGTTTCCATTAAAATTTCCTCCAAAGTTCTTTCGAGAATTGTATCCAGTCTTGTGTTCTGGTTTCCCAACTATAATATTTATTACACACTTCTACTTGCTGTGTATTATCAAACTCACCATTACGATACTCAGTAATCGTTCTCTTGAGTTCTCTAGTAAATCTTTCAATGTGTTTCTGACGATCAGGAATAAACCCATAATGCCTCGCAAAACCAAGACCAGTCTCAGGAAGTGCAGCAAGGTTAGAAGAAAGCACAGAGCATCCAGCACACAATGCCTCAATCATACAAATACAAGATGTTTCCATAAAGTAAGTTGGATAAGCAAAGATGTGAGTATTCATCAGTTGCTCACGAATCTTAGAGTTGTTAGTACGTGTGTGACGAACAACTCTCTTATCCTGATTTGCAAGACTTAAACAATACCGAAGAAACTGTTCTTCTTGTGGATTAATATGTGAGTATTCGTAAGTTTGAAGACCCTGTTGGAATTGTTTTTTCCTTTCATCAGGGTCAAGTTCATGGAAAATGTGAAGTTCAAAGTCTTCTTCTGGAATGAGTTTAATACTTTCAAGAAGAATATCCAATCCACGAATTGGATTTGAATGGAACATCAGTTGCAGTTTTCCTTCTGGTTTCTTATGAACTGGGAATGGTTGCGTTGCATTTTTCAGAACATAACACTTCTCCATCGGCAGTTGAAGTCTTTCACCAAACCTCTCATACTGCCAGTTAGAGACAAACACGTATGCCTTGAAGTGCTTTTGAAATTCTTTATCCAGAAGTCTTTCAATACCCTCTTCCATATGATGCGGATGTAACCAGACAATATTAGAACTATCGGGAGACAAAGTATTATCACCTGGAATGACTGCCCAGTGCCAGTCAGCAAGGTCTGGTGCAGCAGGAAGAACATAATCTTGCCAGGCACGACCCATAATTTCAGTGCCTCCTACACCATCAGGATTAAGAACTGCTTCCAGAAGTGGAGGCATATTATTGTGTAGGTATTCAGGTTTTGTAATAACTTCGTTCATAGTACCTCTTTTAGAAAGTTTTCCATTGGTGATTGTTTAAAGATTTCAAGACCTCTTTCTGCTTGTGCATCAAGTTCTTCTGGTTTCTTGAGAAGTTTGTAAGCAGTATCTACAAAACGATTGTAAGTTGAGGTGAATACAGTATTTTCCATATAATCAGGAAAGTCCGTATCTGGATTTCTTTCTGTAAGAACTGGAACTTTGTTTTGAATGAGATGACTTACACGAACCATCTCAAAGATTTGATTGTCGTGATTTTGAAGGTTGATGACTAACTTTGCTCTCTTGATGTACTCATCCCGTTTATCACCGTAAGTTGATTGAATATGAACAAAGTTCAGTTTTGGATTGTTCGCAAACTGATTCATAATATGCACTCTTCGTGGTGAAGGGCATCCATAAAACAGAATATCAATATCACGGTCTTGTGGTTTATTTCTTTCAAAATATGAAATCTCTGGAACATAACCAATCTTGAAGTGTTTAATGTTCTCTACACCTGCTTTACGAAGCACTTCTACATTACGAAGAGAGTAATCCCACACTTCAAGACCACGATACTTACGACACCAACGCAAACACTCTGGTCCATCTTTCATTTGTTCCAGAGAATACACGATTGTATCCTTTGGAATATCGTGCCTTACCACATCTACAGGACAATGATGCATTCCAAACACAATATTTCTTCGGTCTGGTGCAAATTGATTTGTACTATTTGTTACATCATATCCTAATTTTTGAAATGTAAAGAATACTGCTGCCTCAATTTCGTGAAAGACTTGTGCATGAACATCAAATCCATTATCAGGAACAATCCTTACCAGATTAAACTTCATTTAATATACTCCTCAAAGTTTTTATTAATTTCATTGATAAGATTTATATCTTTAGAAACCACACCTAATCCATTACAATGTTTAAAGTTTGTTTTTGGTAAATCAATTTCATCAAAAAATCTATTAACTCCAAACTCTGGATTATTTACCATTGTATCGTGAAATAGAATTATACCATTTTCTTTTACAAATGGAGACCACGTTTCAAAATCATTTTTAACTGATTTATAATCGTGCATTCCATCAATATGTAAAATATCAATCTTTTTATTCCAGGTTTTTACAACATCATCAAAATATCCTTTAATAAAGGTGATGTTGTTCAATTCAAGTTCTTTTTGTTTTTCTAAAACATAATCATAGGTATCTCTTATTCCAGCAAATTCATCTCCTTCAAAACTATCAACTCCATAAACGTGTCCTATTTGAGGATTTGCGAAACAGAATGTTGAATAACCAAAATCTACACCTAAATCAACAATAATTTCTGGTTGTGTTCTACGAACTATCCAATCAGCAAATTCACGATGATCTCTCCAGTTAAAATTATTTTGACTTCCAACTTCCATTAGAATGTCTAACTTATTTTTTGCATAAGTCGTTTCATCTTTTTCAACATCATCACGATACATTTCTGGTGGATAATATGTGAAATATCTTTCAAGACCTTGATTGTCGTATTGATGATGACGACGATAATGGAAGCAATGTTGCTTTGGAATACCAGTTGCCATCCAAAGTTCAAAGCAATAACGATAGTTTTGTAACTCTCTCATCATTGCTTCCACATCCATATACTCTTCAATTTTGAGTGGATGCTTCAGTTTGCGAATGTAATCATTTCGTGCCCACCAGAAGTTTCCCGCATAGTGTTGAACAACGAAATCAAGTTTAATATCGTGCCTTTCTACCCAATCAACACCACAACAATCATAACCTTCATCTAATTTTGTAATACAGTCTTCCCACTTTTCAATATTATAATACTGCATATAATGTCTCCAGTCCTTAATCGCACCAGGAATATGGGTTGAATAAGAACTCATTCCTTTATTGTGGAAGTAAAAGACATAACCATCTTCTTTCAAACAGTGCTCATAAATCTTTGCAAGAGTCTGCCCCTCATAAAGATTTGGTTGCTCTCCCACACTTCTCACATCAATGATATTTACAAATGGAAATCTATCTTTAATATATCCAAATACCATATCATTATATGAGTGACCTGTTTTAGAATTAAAAAGTCCAAGAGGAATAGTCACACACATATTAATCGTTGCAGCATCGGCAAGACCTGATGACTTCAAAATACCCATTTGTTCATCTATCCACCAAATCCACATATTATTGGTATCTGGAATATAAAGATGATAGAAAACAGTGATTGTTTTCTTTGTTTGTTTTTCGTTTCTATAATTTAACATACTACATTACTCTTGATATGACCAACAATAATATTGGGGTCTACAAATACCTTATGACCTTGTTCTGCTACCCTCTCACAGAAGTATAAATCCTCACCCAATGGAAGTTCATAAGTGACTCCATCAACCTCTTGTAGAACTTTACCAAGACCAAACCAAGGTCTTTTTAAACTCTCAAAGACACCAGACTTGATGCACATAAATCCCATGCCAACACCATAAACTTCAATAGGTTCTCCTAGTTTTTGAAGAACTTCAAGTTCTTCTCTGGTTGTTGGTTTAAAGTCATTTTTATTTTTGTGTATCATCGCATCATTTCCTTGTGCTTCAAAATACACAGCAGAAATAACCGACTTATCACTTGCATAAAGTCTTAGAAACTGCTCTGGATTCCAGACAATATCACTATCAATACAAAAGATTTTATCATAAGTATATTGACCTTTACCTGGTGCAGAATTAAAGACTTCTAGATTTCTTGAACCTGTAATCGTTGCTTCTCTTGCATTAGTAATAAGAGAAGCATACTCGTTTTGATACAACCAAGAGATATTATTTGCTTGAAGTGTATGAATCGTTGCGAGCAGACACTTTACATAGTCTGCATTCATTGAATTGCCTGGAGTTGTAATCACCACATTAAAGTGTGGTTTTGTTTGTTCTGTTGCGTTTGAATAATTTAACATAAAATTTAGATAGTAATCATTTTCTGGTGTCCTACACGGACTTTTGGATGAACCCAAATATCAAAACCATATTTACGGAAATCTTCGCACATTGAGATGTCTTCAGAGCTGACATCTTCAAGAATGGTTCCATCAGGTTTTTGGAGTTGTATTACACGGGGAACAAACCAAGGATAAGGAATTTTCTCATAAACTCCTTTCTTAATCAGCATCCAACCAAAACCACAATAATCTACTTTAAAAGGTTCTGTTCTTCGTGCCATATCTTCAATCGTCTCATACTTATTAGAACCTTTCTCATAAAGTTCTTGAAGGTTCATATGTTCTACAACAGTGGTTTGATTGGAAAGAACACCACCATTGGATTGAACATACCAACCAGCAGCAACATCCTTATTAATTTTTAGAAGTTCAATCAAGTCTTCTGTCTTAAATACAATATCACTATCAATCCACATAATATAATCATAAGGAACCTGACCCCTAAAAGGAGTCAGCATTGTTCCAGCATAATTATCTGCCTGCAAACAATCAGTTCGTGCGTGATTCACCATTGAACTGTATTGTTGGGAGATATAAAAATTAATTCCTTGTTGATTCAGGTCAAAAAGAAGTCTTACAAACTGCGTCATAAAGGTTCCAGAATACATTAATCCTGGAAGACAGAATGCTATGGTCTTTCCTCTCAAATCATTACTATTTGGTTGATTTGTATAATTCAGGGACATACAATAAAGTCAATATAGAATTCATTCTATCATATCTAGGCAAGTTTTGCAGTACCCTCTATCATTTGCTGACGATTAAGAGTTTCAAAATTAAGATGGTTATTTGAAAAATTTAAGGACCCACAGAAATAATTATCATCACTATCATTAATATTAAAAACAAATGTGAGGTTATGACTATGAACAAACTGTAGAATGTTAAAAAATGTTCCTAACTTAACTTCCATTCCCTCAACAGCATAAGCATCTAGTTGATTTTTCTGACTATTATAAGATAATATCACACCAGACTGAGAAGGTTTCAACCACTCTGGAACAGTTTCATTTGCTTTCCAAAAACACTCAAAGTTTTTACATACATCTGGACGATTTTCATAATTAGAACAATTATTATTTTCTTTACAGATATACGGACAAGGATTTCCTCTATGAACTTTATGTTCTCCAACTCTTAAATATAAAGCACCACCGCAACAAGCAGTACAGTCACCACATTCTCTCATTTTTTTACTATTTTACCACCATGTAATTTTAACATATCCATCACCACCATCACCACCAACACCAAATCTATTTTGTTGTATGGAGTATCCACCTCCACCACCCCCGCCGCCACGAGTTCCAGAACCTCCATTTCCTGCTGCTGATGTTACTGCTAATTGAGAAGCAACAATAAGATTAGAACCCACTCCAAGAATACCATTATTATAAACATATCCATATAAAGTATTTGGAGCAAGATAAATTAAAGACCACTGAATTGCATTTGTGGAACTTCTTAACTCATTTGCCGTTCCACTAAAGTATTTTCCATCTCCATAAAAATATTGATTACCCGAAGAAGTAGTACCGATAGTTCTTAAAGTCCAGGAAATTGCATCTGTTGAAGTAACAAAATTTGCATTACTTCCACCTGCAAGAAACAAATCATTTGTATAAGACATTGAAACCACATCAACAAGTCCCAATCCAGAAGTTCTTAAAGTCCAAGTGATTGTGTCTGTTGAAGTAATTGCTTGTGAATTATTTCCCATAGCAGCATAAGTGTTATTTCCAAAATCAATAGATATAAGAGATGCATTAGTACCAGAAGTTCTTAAAGTCCAAGAGATTGTGTCTGTTGAGGTAGTTAAGATTCCACTTTGACCACAAACAAAATAAAGTGAGTTTGCATATCGTACTGCCAATATGTTAAAAAAAGCAGCAGCAGATGTTCCAGAAGTTCTCAACGTCCAGGTGATTCCATCAGTAGAAGAAGTCAATCCATTGGTACTGTTACTTGTTGTAAGAAAAACACCATTACCAAAAGTAAGTTCATTTTGGGCCGTCCCAATTGCAGCAGTTCTTAAGGTCCAAATGATTGTATCTGTTGAGGTTCCTATTATATTAGTTCCTGTAGCAGCAACATAAATGTTGTTTCCATATACTATACCATTACCTGAAACTCCTGAAGAAGTTCTTACATAAAAGACATTTAACCCAGTTCCAAGAGCACCTCCACCACCTCCACCACCTCCAATGTTTCCAGTATAAGAACCAGGAATTCCATCAGAACCATTACCACCAACATTACTTCCACCAGTTGCTATGTAAGTGTTTCCATAATAATAAGTGGTTGAACTTCCTCCTGTATTGGTATTATATGCTCCTCCTCCACCACCAGTCACTTGATTGACATTTGCTTGTGTAGAGGAGTTTGTGGATGCGAATGCTGATAATCCAGCACCACCAGCAAGTCCCGCAACAGTATAAAGAGGATTAAGAAGTACTGATGCTGCTGCACCTGCTGTGCCTGCTGTAACTGCTGTATCACTTGCACCACCACCAGCAGCAGAAGTTAATGTATAAGTCGCAGTACCTGTTGGAGTATTTCCAGTCCAAGTGACCGTTGAAGAACCTCCAGCAGCACCAGCACCAGAACTTGCACCTCCTGCAACAAATACGGTTCCATATGTAAGTGCGTTGATGTTTTGTGCCTTAAAGAGTGAGGTTCTTTGAGTCCAGGTGATTGCATCTGTGGATGATGCAAGAACTCCAGAGTTTCCTGCTGCTATGTAGAGGTTGTTTGCATAAGTAAGAGATTTGGAAGTAGTTCTACCAGAAGTTCTCAATTCCCAAGTGATTGTATCTGTTGAAGTTGCTAAGTCTCCAGTTGTAGAAAGTAAAAAGTAAATAGTATTTAAAAAATTTAGATGCCCCACTACACCAGCACTAAGTCCAGAAGTTCTTGCTACCCACACAATCGTATCGGTTGATGATCTTAAAAATAGACCGCCAGTACTTGTCCCAGAAATATAAATATTGTTTCCATAAGTAACAGAACTAAGTGAATTAGAACCAAATCCAGAAGTTCTTAAAGTCCAGTTAATAGCATCTGTTGATACATTTATTGCTGGAGATCCAGAAGAAAAAGTACAGACAATAACATAAAAATTATTTCCATAAGTGAGATCATTAATTGCTGATTGAGTTCCAGCAGTTCTTAAAGTCCATTGAATTGCATCTGTTGAAGTTCTTAAGGCACCAGAAGCACCAGCAACAATGTATGCATTTGTTTGTCCTGATGCATAAACAAGAGCACTAAGGTTAGAAGAAGTACCAGAAGTTCTTGCTGTCCAAGTACTTCCATCTGTTGAAGTGTTTAATACTCCAGCATCACCAGCAGCAATATAAGGATTGGTTTGACCTGATGCATAAGTAAGATCATTAATAGCATTAGTACCAAACCTAGAACCACCAGGAACAGTCTCCCATACAATTCCATCAGTACTGGTACTCATTCCACGATTATTTCCACCACGACCACCAGCACCAACGGTTACAGTCATTGTAGAAGCACTTCCAAGTTCTCCACGACGAATTAACCAGGCATTATAAGCACCAGAACCACCTCCACCACCAGAACCTAATGTTCCTGTATATCGTCCTGATGCTCCACCTCCACCACCACCGATTGCTTCAATGTAAAACTGAGTTGCTGTGGGTGGGATATAAAATGTTTGTGCTCCTGTTGCTGTGAATTCTTGTGAACCTTTGTATGATACTGGGTCTGCTTCTAAGAATGATGATGAAGAATTGATTGGTTCCCAGATTTTTTTAGTTATTTGTGAAGCACTTAATAAACCACTTTGACCGGCAGCAATGTAACTATTATTTGCATAAGTAAGAGCACTGATAAAAAGAGAACCACCACTAGAAGTTCTTAAAGTCCAATTGATTGCGTCTGTTGAGGTATTTAATATTCCACTAGTAGCACCAGCAACATAGGTATTATTTCCATAAGTGAGAGCATTAATAGTAGCAGCAGAAAAACTAGCAGTTCTTAAAGTCCAATGAATTGTATCTGTTGAGGTATTTAAAGTCCCACCCAGAGCACCAGCAACATAAGTATTATTTCCAAAAGTAAGAGAAAGAATATTATTTGATCCAATACTTGTAGTTCTTTGAACCCAAGAAATTGCATTGGTTGAAGTAATTAACCTTCCATTAGCAGCACCAACAATGTAAGTATTATTTGCATAAAGGATAGAATAATAATCTGCAGTTAACCCACCAGTTCTCAAAGTCCAAGCAATTGCATCAGTCGAAGAACTTATATTTGAATTAGCACCAACAAAAATATAAGTATTGTTTGCATAGATAATCGAATTAAAAGTAGTAGATGTAGTAGCGGTTCTTGCTATCCAATGAATTATATCCGTTGAGGTTCTTAAATTACCAGATTGTCCAGCAGCAACATAAGTATTGTTTCCAAAAACAAGAGCATTAAAGGCAGTTGTAGTACCAGAAGTTCTTATGGTCCAAGTGATTGCATCTGTTGAAGAACTTATAGACCCACTTTGACCAGCACCAAAGTAAATATTATTCCCATAAGTAAGAGCATTAATAGTAGTAACACTAAAACTAGAAGTTCTTAGCACCCAATACTGAGCACCAGGATAAACTGCTAAAAATCTTCCAGCATTTCCAGTTGTACTTGGAATAAGATCATCAAGATATTGACGACTTACAGCATCAGTCGTGCCAGATACTAAACTAACATCAGTAACCTTATTGCTGTCTAACGTTGCCATTGTCTTCTATCTTCCATAAGGGTATTTATTTACCACCAGGTAATCTTCACGTAACCATCACCACCATTACCACCATTACCGAATGAAGTTCCATTGGTTGCACCACCACCTCCACCACCTCCACGAGCACCGGTGCCACCAGTACCAACAGCACCAACAGGAAGAGGATTCTTTAAAATACCTATAGTTCCACTATTTCCAGCATAATAAGTATTATAATCAACTTGAACTCCATAATATACTGAATTAATATTGTTCGTTGTATTTGAACCTCTTGATATCCAAATAATTCCATCAGTTGAAGTTAATGTTATTCCATTAACACCACCAACAATGTAAGGATTTGTTCCTGATGATATAGAATTAAGTTGAGAAGTTGTTCCAGAAGTTCTCAAAGTCCAGACAATTGTATCAGTGGTAGTTGCTATTTTTCCACTATCACCAACGGCAATAAATCCATTATTACCAAGTCCTCTAATGGCAGAAGTACCAAATGCAGTGGTTCTTAAAGTCCATACAATTGAATCTGTTGAATAAGCATAGGTTCCATTTGCTCCTGCTGCTGAACGAGTTATGGGACCAGCAAACGGATCTTGAGCAGCAAAATTAATTGCATAAATTGCATTAGAACCAAATCCAGAAGTTCTTGAAGTCCAGGTTGTAATGTCTATAAATCCTGATGATGCCAAATAACCACTAGCACCTCCAATGTTCCATGTTCCATCATCACTACCTTGCCCAGGACCAATTGCATAAAGTGCATTCCCTGTTCCTGAAGAATAGGTAGACCATTGAATACCATTTGTGGATGTTCGTAGGTTTCCTCCATCCCCAACAATAAGATTTTTTTCACCAACTGAAAAAGTTAGTAAAGATGCTCTAATCGCAGTAGCACCAAAACTAGAAGTTCTTAAAGTCCAATTAAGTCCATCCGTTGATGTAGATAATACTCCAGAATCACCAGCAGTCATTAAACCATAATAACTAAAATTTCCAATATCATCATATAAACTTACTCCGCTAATACTATTAAGATTAGAAGTGATACCAGAAGTTCTTAGATTCCAATATGGACTTTCTGATTTTGCTCCACCACCACCTCCACCAGAACCATAAGGAAGTCCAGTGTAAGCAATACCAATTACACCATTTGTTCCACTAGTGGTTCCACCAGATGCTGATGTTGAAATACCATAAACATTAATCATACCTCCAGAACCACCTGATGCTGTAGAACCATCACCGAAGTTACTGGAACCACCACTTCCACCACCTGTTGGTTGGAATTGATTAGTTTGTGCCGTTGCAGTAATACCCGCACCTGATGGAGTTTGTCTTGCTCCAGAAAGACCAGCAGTGGTATAAAAAGAACTTGATTGACTTGTGAGTTGTGCTGCTCCTGCTACACCACCAGCACCTCCACCAGAAGCAGTGATTGTATAAGTTCCTCCAGGTCCAGTCCAGGATACTGTCGTTCCTGCTCCTGCTGAACCTGTTGCTGCGTCTGTGGTTGCTCCTGCTCCACCGACACCAGGATTGACTGTGATATTTGAAGTTACAATTGATTTAGGAATGTACCAGGAAGTATAAGAACCAGATGCTCCACCTTGTCCTGATGATTGTGAATAGGAAGTTGCAATAATACCACTATTACCACTAAAAACATAAGTGTTGTTTTCGTAAATAATATGATAAAGATTTTGAAAAGTATTAGAAGTTCTTAAAGTCCATTGAATTGCATTGGTTGAAGTGTTTAAAATTCCAATATCACCAACAATTAAATATGTATTGTTTGCATAAATGACAGATTCAACCCTATTAGAACCAACACCAGCAGTTCTCAAAGTCCATTCAATTCCATTTGTTGAAGTATTTAATTTTCCACTATCACCACCAATAACATATGCCTGAGTATTTCCTGATGCATAAGTAATTGTCCACAATTGCCCATCAGCGCCAGAAGTTCTTAAAGTCCAAGAAATTGTGTCTGTCGAAGTGCTCAAAAATCCACCAGATCCAACAATATAATAATTTACTCCATCATAGATAGAATCATAAAGATTAGCACTACCATGACCAGAAGTTCTTAAAGTCCATTGAATTGCATTTGTTGAAGTGAGTAATGTTCCAGAATTTCCACCAGCAAAATAAATATTGTTCACATAATAAACATATTGTATAGTATTACTAGTTCCAGAAGTTCTCAATTCCCAAGTGATTGTATCTGTTGAAGTATTTAATGCTCCACTAACACCACCAACTAGATAAGTACCTGTTGGAGATGTACCATAAGTAATTTTATATAAAATAGAGGTAAATCCAGCAGTTCTTAAACTCCACGTAATAGTGTCTGTAGATGCTATTATTCTTCCTCCACCACTAGGACCAACATAAAATTGTCCAGAATACACAAGACCATAAGTTTGTTGATTTGCTCCAGAAGTTCTTAAAGTCCAGGTCACACCTTGATTAGAAGTCGCATTACTCTGCCCTGCACTTCCACCACCACCAGCACCAACTGCTTCAATAAACAAAAGATTAGAATAACTTGGAACATTAAAAGTCTGTTCTCCAGGTGATGTAAATTCCTGATAGTTAGAAACATAATCCCAAGAGACATTTGTTCCATCAGTTGTTGTAAGAAACTTACCAGCATTACCAGTTTGTGATGGTAGTGGTTGAACATTCGCATCCACATAGTCTTTATTGACTACATCAGTTGAATCAAAAACTGTTGTAGTAATACCAGAAATAAAATTAGAACCTGCGGTAGTCATTTAGTTATCCTCCTTTAGTACCAACTGATACGAACATAACCATCACCACCAGTTCCACCAGTGCCTGCAGTGTCTGTGGTTTCCTCATATCCACCTCCACCACCTCCACCACCTTTGATTCCGTTGCCCCCATTACCTACTAGTCCTGCGATTGGTGAGGTAGCAACATCTGTAAGACCCAAAAGAAATAAATTATTACTAAAATATATTGAAGATATCGTGGATGCAGGTAATCCAGCAGAAATTAAACTCCAAACAATTGCATTTGTCGATGTCCTTAAAACTCCACTACTTCCACCAGCAAGATAAGTATTATTTCCAAAACCTCCTGAAGAAATGTTATTACCTGCACCAAAACCAGAAGTTCTTAATTCCCAAGTAATTGTATCTGTTGATGTGCTTACTAAACCAGAATTACCAGTAACAAAATAAAGATTATTTGCATAAGATAGATTAGTAGGACCACTGGTAGTACCAAAAGTTCTCAAAGTCCAAATAATTGCATCAGTTGAAGTATTTAATATTCCAGCACCAGCAGCAACATAAAATGTTGAATATATGATTCTTGAAACTGCAGTAGCACCAAAACCAGAAGTTCTTAAAGTCCAAGTGATTGCATCTGTTGAAGTATTTAATATTCCACTATTACCAGCAGCAATATAAGTATTGTTTCCAAAAGTAAGAGCAGTAATTGTTTGCGTAGCAAAACCGGAAGTTCTTAAAGTCCAAGTGATTGCATCTGTTGAAGTATTTAATCTTCCACTATCACCAGCAGCAACATAAGTATTATCTTGAAAAAGAAAAGTTCTAACTATATTTGAAAACCCAGAAGTTCTTAAAGTCCAATAAAGAGCATTCTCACTTGAACCTCCTCCACCTCCTCCACCATTACCATAAGATAATCCAGAAATATTAGGAGCAATTCTTCCAGTAATATCAATACTAGAG